GTTTTGCGAAGAAGAAAACTTTTTGTTGTTCGTCACGAATCACCGTCACGTAAAAACACTTGTATTGTTACTATTGCGCTTGTAATCAGCATTACTGAATTAGCCTATCAAAAAAGCACCCTTGATAGGTGCCAGCAATCATTTATTTTTAGTTGTTTGGATCACTGGCCTTGCGTAACAGCCCTGTACTTTCGTACTGCTTTACCGCCCGCCCCGTGCGTGGGGCCACCGTTCGGAATAAACCTAAATACAAGTATAGGTTAATTCCTAACGGGAGTTTATAGCGGCGGCTCTCGTTTGACCTGTCCACTTGTTTCATTAGCTCCACTAACCGGCTGTCATTCCTCGAAAGGTAAAATTAGTTGGCTTGGCTAGAATGTTGCCACTCTAGTAACGGGGCTTGGCTCCCCCGTGTTCCAGAAAAATCAAATCCTACTAGCTACTTGAAATTTATTACGATAGCAGGTAGAATTAACACATAAACTTGACTAGAGTTCTTGTGTTCCCTCGGTGGCCACCGGGGGGATTTTTTTGTCTATTCGATTAAATTTAATTCTTATCATGTAGCACTCGCAAGTCGCTTGCGCTACGCTTGTATCAACGAAACCAATTATATCATGTTGTAAATTATAATGTTGCCAAAAAAGCCATAATGGAGAGACCCAAAATGGCTCAAAATGCTTTAATATCAGCATTAAACGACTTTTAAAACTTTTTTATTTTTATCTTCTTAACCAGCCAAATAAGCCCCTTTTAGACGTCTTAATTTCTTCCCCCTTGTAATTATCCTCGGTAGGTTTTAAAACGTCTGTATCGTCCATATTTTGGCTCTCGCTGACGTTTTGTTGGGTGTTATTGGCGCCACCATCTAACAACTTCTCATTTTGACGGTTAGTTGCTAAATTAAGTTGTTGCTGTTGATCTAGTAAGCGCTGGTTTTGCTTGATAATCGCATGTAGATCATTTATTTGTGCGTCCTTAGCTTTGAGCTGTGATTTCAGTTCTTGAATCAATGCCGTTTCATCGTGATCCGTTTCAGAAACGCTTGAAACGCCTTTCCCTTTAAATCCTTTTAATATCAAGTTTTTTTGCGTTGCATCGTACAGATTAGCGTTTCCTTTATGTTTCGTTTCATGAATCGAGTTTTGCTTAATGTATCTAAACATGGTTACTTTGCTAGTTCCAGCTATATCAGCCAGTTGTTTGATTGTGTAATACGTTTCAGCCATTTCAAATCACCGTTTCTATTTCATTTCTGAACTATTTCTAAAGAAATGATAGCATGATTATCGTAGGCACTACACATATTTTTCTTTAAAGAGTTCGAGCGCCCGGTTCTTTAAATAATTAAACTTGCTAACGCTAACCGATAGTTGGATACAAGCTTCGTTGCGGCTGAATCGTTTCTCAATAATGTAATCATGTAAGATGAACTGATATTGTGGATCATCAATTGCATTGAGGGCGTCTTCGACTTCTTTTAACTGGTAAGCCAAATCAACGTGGTTTATCAGGCGGCTTTCAGCACCGTTTCGGCTGCTATGGCTTGATACTCCATCGAATGAGGGGCTAGAAACTTGATTAAAAGCCGTCAAATCACGTTTTAGTTTGGCATATTGCTTTAATAAATTACGAATTTTCTTAACATCTTGGCGCATTGGAATCACACTTTCTGATTCCAGATATATGTATTAAAAAACGGGGCTATTACACCCCGTTCCGACTAATATCAACACAATGAATACTTATATTATAACACTTAAAACAAATATTTTCACTTATAATTGTTTCACATGAAGCATATTCACTTAAAAACTTATCCGGTTACTAAGCCACGCAATTGTTGAATCATGCTAACAACTTGATACGGTGTCTTTGTCATATCGGTTACCCGGTTTTGATACCAGAATTGTGTCAGCAAGGACACGGCAAAATCGTACTGTTTGTAGATAGTCAAATCTTCATTCTTGCTAACGGCCGTCTGAACATAGTCCTCGGCGGCGTCTAAATAGCTTTTAATCATTGGATCATCTTCGGTCACATCAATTCTTAGGCTTAGTTTAATATCGTCAACTGTTACAGCCATTTAATCACTCCTTTACTAGGGAGTAGCGAATCGCGACCCCCATTGGTTTTAATTTATGTATAGGGGGGTGTCCATTTTAGACACCCCTTTGTATAGCCGTGCCCAAAAGTGGGTACGATTACTTACCAGCAGTCGCAGTTGCGGTTCCTAACGCCACGTTGATTACAGCGGTCTTATCAATCACTTCATAATCGTTCCGCACAATGACGGAAAGTCCTTGACTGAACTGGTCGAACTTGTCCCATTGGGCAGTTACTTGGTTACGCCGGAAAACCGCCACGGCTTGTGATAAGTCCCCCGCAATCATTGGGAACGTCCCGTCCGCATTGTTAGCCAGTAACTTGTCACTAATCATGACGACTGGCGCCCCTAACAAGGTAAAGCCACTTGGTGCCGTTGGGTTCGGTTGTAATAAGTAACGCCCCTCGGAATCTTTCAAGGTATCAAGGTAGTTGAACCCGGATTGGTTCACTAGCCACATCTTGCTCAAAGCGGGATCTAACGTCACGTTGAAAATCTTTTTAAGATCATCAATACTGGTGGCCGTTGCCTTAGCAAAGTTACTACCCGTTAACAGTCCCATGATCTGCGTGTTGTCCGTGTTATCAACCAATTGTTGTAATTGGGTTTTAACTTCGCTGACAATATCAACTTCGGCGTCTTCGACCACTTCATTAGATAAGGCAATCTTACCAGCACGGGTCTTCACATCAAACGGCACTTCCGTAAACATGTTCGCGTCAATGTCGGCAATGTCCGCTAGTTCGTCCTTAGTAGCCAGTACTGCAGATTGTTGGCTGGTGGCAATTGGATAAGTCCCGGAACCACTAGAAACTTGTTTAACCGTCGCATATTGGGCAAGGTTGTAATTTGATTGCTTTAATTGGAAGACGGGAGTAATCAGTTCCTTAGGAATAACCGCACTGGCACCGTCAGTCTTTAAACCGTCCCGAGTTTCCCCGTGTGTCCGTACATATTGTTCAAAGGCGGGAATGCCAGTTTTGTTTTCGTTGCCATTGTCGTTGGTATTAGGGTCAATAATTGTTTGTTTTGCCATGTTGTCAGGCTCCTTTGCTTGATTGATAAATTTTTCGTAACTACGACTTTCAATTTGAATCACTTGCTGAACACTCGACTGCCCATAACTTGGAATGGCCGTAGTCGTTAATTCGTATAAGTCTTTGATATGGTTGACCGTCCGGGTCACTTGACCACTCGCAGTATCTTGCGTCCAAGTATCATCGCCATTGTCTAAATCAAAGGTAAACGAGCACCCGCCAATCACCCCATTTTTAATATTGTTATACGTATCCATCGCATAACTCACGCTAGGGTCTAGTTCTGCCGTGAACTTTAAACCCGTATCATCAACGCTCGTGGTGAGGGTCCCGTTGTCGGCCCGGGCTAATGGCTGGGCCCAATTATGGCTATTCAATAGCACTAATTTTGATAAGTCCAAGCCATCAAGGGCGGCGGGATCAATCATTTCAACAAATTCAGTGCCATCATTTGTACTCATTTTCAATGAGGGACTATTAAACACCACGGCATAACCAGAAATAACCGGCTTGCCATCAACTTGTTGGGCTTGCGTGGCTGGTTCACCGGGATTAGACTGATCCTGATTTTCGGGTTCGGTTGGAGTAGCGTCACGTTTTTCGGCTTTCAGCTCAGCCGCCAAGGTAAATCGTTGCTTATTCTTCACTCGTATTCACTCCATTCTTTTGTAAGTTTAAGAAAATATTGCCATCGTCAGTTGGTGGTAAGCCAATCTTGGCCCGAGCTTCATTGCGGCTCATAATGCCGCCCGTATAACCCGCTACGGCTTGGGCTTGCTGGGTCTGAGGGTCAAGGCTCAATAACTTGTCCGTATTAAATGTAAAGTCATGACCAAGCTTGAATGATAGCTCGCTGGTAAAGCTATCAAAGTAATGTTGCAACGTCCCTTGCAGATACTGCACACCACTTTGCTCTTGGTTAGAATGATCGTTTTCAACCCCTAAGCGCTCCGGTGGTAAGCCAAAGGCTTTAGCAATTTGTCGGGTCGTCCAGTCATTCGAATTGACCAGTTTTAATACATCGGTATTTAAGGATAAATTGCTAATATCCATGGTGTCGTCAGTCACAATCGTATTGATTGCATTGTCACCCGTATTGGCCTCGTCAAATTGTTTACGAATATTGCCCTTAGCTTCCGGCCCTAAATCAGATTGATGAACTTTAATAATCGTGGTGCCATGCACGCCAGCAGTAAAAAAGCCAGTTAGCAATTTATTACCGGCCGACTGAATCTGGCGCTCATCTTTAAGGGCATATAGTGGACTAATTCCCGATACGCCATCTTTGGTGAAATATTTGAAGTGCAAAATGTTGTTAGGCGCGATCTGACGGCTTTTCCCACCAATCGGGGTATAGGTGTAGGTCAACACCCCACTGACATCGTCTTGCTCAACTGTCAATTGGTTATTAGCAATCAATTTCAACGTATGATTAGGCAAAATCTCGGCAAAGCTATTGCCATTGAGTAATAAGTTAGCTGCCAACGCATATTTGAAATGGTACCCGTCCATCTGACTATTGGGGGTCTGATTAATCATCGTATTAAAGATTGCCGTATCGCAAACGATTGGGTTGCTGGCAATATCACTCGCAATAATATTAATTGCCGCGTAAATGTCACTATTACGCAGTACCGAGGCACTCACAAACGTATAGGGGTCATTGCTTGATAAACTAACCAAGGCGTCAGCCATCGGATCATGCGTGCCGCTGGTGGTACTGCTTTTAACGAAAAAACTCATTTAATCACCTCTTTGCTTTTCATAATTAATTAGTAAGGCCAGTAGAATCATTGCCGTACCGGCCAGAATTAACCCCGCTTGCCAACTGATCCAGCAACCAAAGCCAATCACTAAGCAGATTAAACCGGCCACTAAAAGAAACGTCTGAAAATAATCAGAACAAATCTGCCGCAGTCGCTGTTTTGTAGTAATCTTCTGCATGTTGTTGATCCTCACTTTCTTGGTAATAGTCCATGCCCGCTACAAACGCGTTAATCAACGCCGCAATCGGGTCAATCCGGTTACTATTACGGGCTTTATCCAGTTGCCAGCCATTGTTTAGCACTTTCAAGATGGCGTTATTGACCGCATAAGCGAGAATCTTATTGCCGTTATGTTTAATCTTGTCATCATAAAGCTGATCGCGAAAATTACGGGTTGGAATATTCAAAGTCTTAGTCCCTTGCCGCACTTCAAACAATGGATAATTGAGTTTTTCAAACTTAGTAATCAAGGTCTGGGCATTGTACGGGTCATAAGCAATTGCCTTAATTTTCCAGTTATATTGACCGACCAGCTTTTGCACATAGTCGAATAGCTCATCATAATCAATCACCCCGCTGTCTAGTCGGGTAATACTACACTCACCAGCACGCTCCATTGACCGGTAATCAATCCCATCACGTTTAATCTTAGAATCAAGGCCGTACTTAGTGCCCACAAACGAATGACTATCACAATAAAATTGACCGTTGCCAATTGGTATCAACCAACTAACCGCGGTCAGGTCATTACTTTTTGATAAATCAATGCCAATATAGGCGTCACGATTATGTAAGTCGGGTACCTTTGCCAATTTACCAGCGGCCCAATCGTCTGCAGAAATATAGCTGTCCTCGCTGGCTTGCAACCACATGTTGAAGTTCTTAACCAGTACCGGAATAAGATTATTTTGTTTAATGGCAAGGTCAACGTCGGCCTGAATTTTCTCCGTCATGCGTTGCTTAACGTGTGGTTCACTGAATAACGGGTTTGCCTTGATCCAATTAGCTTGGTCGTAGACTTCTTCGCGGTCGTCTAGTTCCCAAATTGCCGCAAAGTAGCGATCTGCTTCGGTCTTGCCCTTTAAAACGTCCGTCAGCATGTCATATTCGGCGTGCATTGGTACGTTGAGATTAAGGCCCGAGGTGGAAATCACCGCCAGCAGGGAATTATCCTCTTGCGCCTGACCAGACTTTAAAACGTTGTACACTTTGCGGTCTTTAGCTTCGTGCCATTCATCTAAAATAACGGTAGTCCCAGCATACCCATCAAGCGTGCTGGTATCACTGGCAAGGGCCAAGGCTTGCGAATCAGTTTCTAAGTCAGTAATGGCTTGTTTCTGCACCTTAATACGTTGCCGCATGTACTTCGATTGCTTACGGACTTGCCGTAGACCACTTGATAGCATGTCGTAGCCTAATTTAGCTTGTTTAAGGGCGTTGCTGACGAATAATACCTGTCGATTGCGGGCGGGCTGACGTTCTCTTAAAAGGCCATTAGCGGCCATACCAGAAGCCAGATAAGTTTTCCCGTTCTTCCGTGCCATACTAATAAACGCCCGATCATAACGACGGTTGCCGGTTGATTTTTCACGCCAACCATATAACTCACTGATAATCCATTTTTGAAAGGGTTGCATGGTGAGTTGGCTACCGTCAGTCTTGGGCATTAATTCGATAAATTTAACCGCCTGTGCCGCTTTGTCTTCATCATAGTAGAATGGAAAGCTGTCATCTTTAGAACGGCTTAAATCGCGTTTAAATCGCTCACACGCCCATTTAATCTTTTGGCACGCAACAACTTCACCAGATACGACTTGGTCAACATATTCAATCATGACAACATCGCCTCGAAAGTATCTCCGGGTGTATCGTCTTTCTGTTTATTTAATTCCATGCGGGCCCGGCTTGATAGTGACATGCCTAAATCATTGGCTAAGGCTTTTAAATCTTTCATGGCTTGTGACTGCAAAGCCACGTAAGGGTTCGGTTTACGTGAACCAGTCTCTTGATTAGTTTGTACCAGCCCGTTTTTACGAATATCATTCTCACACGTTTGCACCGTTGCATAAGCGCGGCAATAACTGGCTAACATGGCCCGGTCTAGTTCGCTAATCGGCGTATTGGCTTTCAAATATGGCGCTACCCGTTGCCATTCAGTTAAAGAACGATCATGTAACCAATCTGGTGGGGTTAAATCGAGTACCGGATAATCAAACAAGGCCTGTTCAGCGTCTTTTCGTTGGTCACGTTCGTTATTGGTTAAATGTTTCTTCATGCTGGCTAATGCTTTTACTTTTTGGCTCATTCGGAGCACTCCTTTCACTTAAATTTACATACCAAAAAGCCCCCACGAACTATCTCGCAGTGGCTAATTGATACATATATCTAGAATTCGTTTATTATACCTATATTATCGCACATATTTTAAAAAAGTACAATATATAGCGTGCGATTAATTACATTAATACTATATATAGTGTTTAACTACCCCCTAACTATGTATCTTTTTAAATTTCACATTATTAGTAGTGATATTTCACAATCTGTCAAAATAAGCAAAAAATCAAAGTTCAAAAGGGACTTTTATAAACACAAAAGTATGCTGTCCGCTCCTTTCGGGTCGGCCATAGCCCCCCATATCAACGTTTCTGGCCCGTCATGATGTTTTGAATTAGTCTCGTGGCTGAGAATTAAGCCGCCAACTTAAATTGCTCACTCGGCCGAAAACTCGGCGCAGTCCATTGCCAATTTTGGCAACGTAGACGCAAAATGCGGGTTGGTTAACATGGTCGAAAATTTCGACCTAGTAACTCGGCTGAAAGTTCAGCGCAGTATTGCGCAGATCTACTACCTGCGTGGTTAAAATGGCCATGCAGATTATTCCGCACATTTGCGGAAACACCTTTTAATATGAATCTTGAATTGTGGGTATAAAATTTCGACTCACAAATTGTTTTCTCGCTTTCACGTGATATAATTAATTGTTAGTTTAATTATCATAGATGTTAGTGGTCGCCCTAGTAGGCGGCCTTTTGTTTACCTACCTAAGTTAAACTTAGTCGCCATTTTAGCGGGTCAGCTAGTGCAACAAGTGTAGTCAGAACTACGCTTGCTAGTTCAGTGGAAAACTCGGCTCAACTAAAAAGCGCCGCACCTTTCAGCACGACACTCATTGGTTATTTAGTTTGTTGCTCCCGTTGTTCTCTAGCCAATCTAGTCTTCCGATTATGGTGTCGGTAACACAATGGTTGTAAGTTACTTTCATCTAAGCGACGTGACCAATCGTCTTTGATTTCGATAACGTGATCGACCACATCGGCTTTACGTATCACACCATCTTGGTAACATTGCACACATACCGGATTGCTTTCAAGGAACCGCCGTGACAACTTACGCCATTGAGATGACTTGTAGAACTGCTGGTACTTACTCTCGTCTGAATCGTACATGCGTTTATGATATCGCCACTTGTTAGTAGCCTTGCGGTGCTTATCGCAGTAGCGTACGTCATAGGCAACCAGTGTCCGACAACCCGGGTGCTCACATTGTTTCATTGGCTTAGCCATGACCGTTGACCTTGGTTAGTGTGACCACGTCATAAGCATTCAGCTCGCTATCAGCACTAACACCAGCAACCCTATACTCAACACCATCTAGCATTGCTTCCAAGGTCGTTGTGATACGCTTGTCATGGCGCACCGCAATTAGCTGGTTGGTTGTTGCAGTCGTACCAGTAAGGCTAATCGTGTTACTGATGGTTAACGTATACTCACCACACCATACCGAGAAAGTCGGCGAGAACTTAGTAATGTTTTCACCAGTGTTATTATTGAACCCTGCCATTTTCTCAACGCCAAACTGTACCCGCTTGTTTAGGCGGTTTAGATTATAGTTCTTCATCGTCATCACCAGCCCTATAAACCAATGCTTCACAATAGATCATTTTCGAATCGCTCACCTTAATAAAATCAAAGCTAGTGTCTATCAACTCATCGTCAATATCTTGTGCTTTGTCAACTTCCCGAACTCTTGAAAAAAGTTCATCGGTATTATCAGCATGTACCATCTTAATCTTCATTATTAAAGCTTCCCTTCTACTTCATCTACTTGCCGTAATATATTTAGTTCCTGTTGTCGTTCGAACTCGTTGTGACTTGCCTTGAGTGCCTTGTTAGCCAGTGATCGCATAACGTAATTGTCAAATCCCCAGCCGTCGCTTTTATATTTAAAGTGATTAGCAGAGAATCCTTTAAGCTGCGGAAATTCCTGTTTATACTCGGCCAGTGTTTGATGACGTCCACCATCTACTAAACCTTTGCTGAAAGCCAGTTGTGTTGGCTGACCATTCTCATCAAGGGCGCCCTCATCAACCAGTTCACGGTAGATAGCAGACTTGATTTCATTGGCGTTGACCATATTCAGTGGAGCTTTGTTTTTCATTATCTCAAAGGCCATTTCGACCAATTGTGGATACTTGATTTTCATTGTTGTAATCTCCTTAGTGTAATTAGTGGGCTGTTCCCGAAATTATGGATAGTAATATCCAAACATATATCCAACTTTTATAGCTTAAAGATGCCTATATATCAACGTTTTCACCCATAGTATCCATAATATCCAACATTTATAGGGTATCCCTCGCACGCATAATAATATATATTCTATTATTTTTTTAAATTTATTTTTTAGTATGAGTTTAAGGTTGGATATTATGGATAGTCCCTTGTGGCTCTAGGGAATTTTCTGGATACTACATTGGATATACTTTTGGATATTATGGATATTACTTCTTAAATGCTGGGTTGATATAGCTTTTTGTTAGCTTTAATCCTCTAAATCGCCAAATAAAATTGTGGTCGTGTGTTCCATGCTGGCTTCTAACTTTTTGCACGCCATACGCTTTCAGGTTTTCAGTGATCGTTTGCGCGGTAGTCTTATCGGAATAGTTGTTTTCTAAGCAAAATGCCTTATATTCAGCAACTACATCTTTACTAGAATCGCCCTCGTCCTTGCTGGTATCAATCTCACAAGCTTCTTCAATGAATTGGCCGAAATGGTCATTCAGGTTGACCCATTCGTCACGAGCAAGCTTCATATCGTCAGTTTCAGTAAGTGATCCCCGTTGCATTGCCGCCATGAATGCTTTAATGCACTGGTACACGAATGCGCTTCTTTCAGCCTTAACGAGTTGCATATCATGTTCTTTCCAAAAATCCTTATTGACTGTTCGGGTGTTGCCGTTGATGAACTTGATTAGGACTAAGCGTTCAGTCATGCCATTAGATGAATCAGTGAAAGATGGTAAAGCATTCGCACTAAAAATCATCTTCGCATAATTGATGAAAGTAAAATTTTGCATGCCTTTAAATTCAGCGTCAATTGGATCCCCACCGCTAAGCTTCTTCAAAACGGCCGTGTTGCTAAGATAGCCCTTTGGAATATCAGCAACAATATTGGCTTCCATGCCATACAATTGTGCTGGCTTAAAACGTGCGTCATTGCCAGCTAATTCGTCAGGCGGAACGGCCGCATAATTATCAGCACCGTAAATCGTTCGAGCCAGTAAGTCCACTAAAAATGCTGACTTGCCCTCGCCACCATTACCACTAAGAAACACCATTTTTTGAAATGGCCGGTAACTGTGATAGAAACCATAGCCGATATATTCTTTTAAGAACGTGTCAGCATTGCCAACCATGTCATGCAGTAATAAATCAGTGTTGGGTGTTGCCTTGCCACTAACGTCTAAATCATAATCATGGCCGTTCAGCAAATAGTTTTCGGGATTTTTGGGCTCTAGTTTACCGGTTGCCATATTGAACGTGCCATTTCTAAAGGCAACTAAATTAGGATTAGCATGTTCAAACGGATTTTCTCGCCGGTTAGCTAGGTACATAAAGCGTTGAGTGTAACGCCGTACTCTAACAATGTTGCCATCGTTATAAACGCCCCACGGCTTTAAAATATGTGTCAGGCGGCTTTCAATGTATGCTAAGGATTCTTTATCTTTAAATACTCGCCATGTCCCAGTAGCCAGTTGGTAAACAGCGCCCTCTTTAAGCATTGGAAAACTAATTAAATGATCGTGCTGAATCAGTTTATCGCCTAATGCAATTTCACTCACAAAAGCCTTTAAAATTGGCTTGGGGTCTTTCTTACCGTCTGCTTTGTAATAAACATGTAGCCATGATGGCACTTGCTGTTTTAGCTGTTGGTTAAATTCTTTTAGCGCTTCCGAATCTGCTAAAATCGCAGTACTAGGTGCTTCAATAAAGTTCACATCAATTGGAGTTAATCCCTCATCGACGGTGTTACTGTCTTTTGATATAACGACGGATAACCGCTTCTTATCATGGTAATTAGCCAGCAATTTTTGAGTTTCTGATGGAATTTCGTTCAAACCGCTTCATCTCCCGTTTCAATATCGAGTTATAAATCGTGGTAACTTCTTTAGTTTCTAGTGGCTGATCAATAAATCGCTCATTAATTGAACAAGCCAATCCATAGACAGTTTCCGGCTCTGCACCAGTTGCAAATAGTCTTCCAATCATTTTAGTAAGCCAAACGTTCCTATCACCCGTATTGGCCCCTTGCACCATCTCATCAAGCAAGCGCCCCGTATACTTCTTTAAGCGCGTGGTATAGGCGCGTTCTGACGACCAGTTCACTTTTTGCCCCGTCAACTTATCGACTAGCCATTGAGGAGCCGGCTTAATATCCGCCAAGGTTCGGCCATCTAAGGGTGCATACGGTTTGCCGTTAATCTCACTTGGGGCAATCACCGTGAAGTCACTTAGCAAGTCAATTCCGGGCCAAACGTCAATCTTGCGTAACTTAGCCCCCGCGTATTTCAAAAAGTAATGGACGCCGCCGTTAGCCGTCCGCTCAATGTAGGTATCGTTCGGCAATGTCAGCCCTTGCTTAAATAGTTGTACCAGGCTATTACGACCGTTTTTAGTTGGCTCGTGCACATCAACATCAACAACCAATAAATCGGATAAATCTAGCCGCAAGCCTAAGTTGTAATATTGGTTATTTTCAAACCATGCAAAGATAGTGCCCTGGTCACTAGTTGCGTCTTTATAGCCCGCCACCCCTTTAGGTGGCTTCTTTGTATTCTCAATCAGTGGGTAAACGGCATATCCTTGCTGGGCCAGCTCAATGGCTTTATCTAGCGTTGCGAATTCTTTCATTTTTTTAACACCGCCTAATCTTCGGGACAAATGTCATTGCTAACTTCTAACATCACACTAGCAATATTCAATAGATTACTTTCAAGGTTGCTTGATTGCTGGCTCTTAAAGAAATAGTCACACCAATCACTATCATATTTCGTAACAGTCATTGCCATTGATAAATTATCAATACTTACTTTCAATGATTCCCACGCCGTTGCTAATTTTTCAGATTGTTCCACTAATTCTTTATTTGTCATTTTCCATTCTCCTTATTCGTGTTAAAATAAGGGAAAGCATATTTTTGATTAACTCTTCGACCTACTACTCGCCAAAGTAAAGTAGGTCTTTTTTGTATGCTTTCCCATGCGACTGACCTCACATTCCAAAATACCGACGCGGGTTCTTGATTAACTCAACCACTACGTTGCCAACAAACGACACAATCATAAACTTGATTGCCCATAAGATTGCTGTTGCTATCATGAAATCACCTCCTAAATAAATACTGCAAAAACTCAATCAGACAAAAACATCAAATTGTGTTTTTATATCACTGTGCAACGCATGAGATATTTTCTTAGCAGTTGAGCTTTTACAAGTTCTTTTTCCATTCAAAACTTGAGATAAATAAGACTTGCTAATGCCTACAATCACTGAGAATTCAACTTGTGTTAGGCCCTGTAAAGCAATGTTTTCTTTTGCTAGTTCGGAATTTTTAATCTTGCATTTCAAAATATCATCGCCTCCCATCTACAAGAAACATGATAGCATACTCAAATTTAGTTTGCAAACATTTAGCATACACTTGTTAAAAAAACGTGCTTCTGTCTGATATTTATGAGATAATTATTCCATCTTGAACTAAAGGAGTAATATCATGAATGACTTTGATTATAAATTCCCGGAAGTTTTGAAATTCATTCGTAACCACACACCTTATCAAGGCAAAAAAGGGCTATCCTTGAGAAAATTATCTGAACTTTCCGGCGTATCAACGCCATATATTTCACAACTAGAACAATACAGCCAGCAAAGAAAACCAAGCATGGAAACCGTGTCAAAACTAGCAACTGGTTTAACAGTTCCTACAAAGGCTAAACAAAGTGACATGTTTAAGTTATTAAGTAGCACAGCCGGATATTCAAAGATTGATCCACGTGTCGCCTTGAAAATCACCAAAACATTACCTAACGTAAAATTTTCCGACTTTTTGCAACTTGTTTTAGGATATACAGGAACCATTAATTTAGATGAAACTAACGAGGAAAGGATCGCAAATGAAGCTTATAAAAACTGGGATAATTCAGAATTAGAAACAGTTAACGAATTGCTGTATCAATATAGATTAATGAGAAATAACATTCACTTAGAAGATTGCGAAGATGAGAATCATAAAATTATGCTAGATTCAAAAGATCTAACCAAAGTAGAAAATATTGTTTTACTTGGTGCAATAAAAACAATTCGAGAACTAAGAAACAATGGTAAATAAAAATAGGCCAGCAGACTACAATTAAGTAATCTACTGGCCTACTATAATTATTCGTGCTCTTCTAGTTTAATTCCAAAATCATCAACATTTAACTTGCCCTTAACTTTAATAGCTTGATTGGCCGCAAAAACAACCTCATTGCAATTTTTACAATGAGAAAATCTATTCGGATCAATCGAAATAATCTTGTTATAAAACTGCTCACCATTAACTATTGTTGCTATGCGTGATCCCTCAAGTAAGGAACCTAAATATAATCCTGTATTCTGTAAACACTTAATAATTTCTGCCTTACTCATATATTCTTCATTAACCTCTGCCATTTAAATGACCACCTTAACATTATATTTGAATAGATTTTCTCTATCCACCATATAATATAACGATTAAGTATAATAATTTAACTTAGTTAACATAACACATATTAATAAAAGCTAAACTTTGTGAAGTGTTAAAAACGTTGTTATATCAACGATATAAGGCTATATATTTACCAATATCATGCGACAATAATACTTTGTGAAAATCAGGTAAATTTGTAAATGTTAATATACCAGTGTTTTTAACTTGTGAAATTGTATTATTCTACGTATGTAAGTTACTTTGTGATTTTGCTGTTCTATTTATAATTGTCCGAAATATGTCGGCTTAGAAACCGCCTTGGCCGAGACTATATAATATTGATAGTGTGTCTGTCGTTAGTAGTTAGTTCTTAACGTCTTGTGGTCTACGTGACGGCTAGTATATTAATAACACCTTAGTCTAACCCACTTGCACGCAATCACGTGCTATTAACCCTCAAGGTCAAACCAGTTTAGTGCACTTGCCCTTTGCTGTTCAGAACGCTTGAACCTGAGCGGGATATAGTTTTCCCCTTGTTTTGCGAAGAAGAAAACTTTTTGTTGTTCGTCACGAATCAC